GCTTGCCTGCGCTGCGCGGACGTTCTGCGCTCCATGAACGACCGTCAATCGTGTACGAAGTCCAGACTGTCGGGTCAACTCCAAGCGGAACATTGCCCGTCAGCGCGACGAGTTCAAGTTCATGGAAAATCGCTCCCTTGCCATCGTTATAAAGAATCATGGTGGTGAACTCCCACCCATTCACATCACCGTAGTGAGATGACAGCGCGTCCGTCAAATACCCAAAGCGGCCTGTCGTCGGGTCTCCACACAGCCACTTGTCGTAGCACCAGACGAAGTTGCGTGCTCGGTATGTGCCTTTGCCAGTCACGCTTGACGTGAGTTCAAACCAGACCGGTTCGCCAACAGCCTCAGAGCCAGCACCGTCATAGACCCAGCAGGTGTCCGGCAGGTGCATGTAGAGCAGCTGGTGGCCTTTTGTGACGCGAACTTCCATCACAGCCGTGGACAACTGCTCCTCTGTGTATCCTGCCAGAATTTGGTCGATTTCTCGCGTGCTGATCTTTGCGGTCGTGCTGTTGCTACCAATCCAGACAGCAGGTGCCTCGTTGCGGCCACCACCCAAGAAGGCGATGTTCTCCAAGAACATGGCAGCAGCAAACGTGCCAATTGCGCCACGCTGCATGGCAGCGCCTTCGATGCGAGCAAATGGGAAACCTTCACCGCCGACGTTCTGGAACACCTCAATGGTGTAGCGGTTGAGCGCGTAGATTTCGTTGCGCAGCTTGATCAGGCCAACCACTGGGTCTGGGTCAGCTTCTGACGACCCATACTTTAACGGGTTAACTGCAAGCGGGTCGTTCAACTCTGTGACGATGAGGAATTCACCATCGGTCGTCATGAAGTATCCGTCCACCCAAACAAAGTCCTTCACATAGCCCAAATCTGGGTCTGTGACCTGTGTCAGCGTTGTCCCATTCCAGTAGAAAAGATTGCCGCTGGATGCGATGGCCAGGCGGTCAAACGAGTAGTCCATTGTGACTTGGCCAGTCCCACCAACGTCAGCCAGGCCGGAGACGTTCCCATTTTCACCAAGCAGCACGAGCTTAGTGCCAAGCACGCGATAGCACTGGCCATTCCAGTTGATTCCACCACGGTCTACGCCTTCGCCTTCACCAAACTGGATGATGCCCTCGGCAGGACGCAGGTAGCCTTGCGAGATGCCTTGCTGCTTCGGAACAGGCACCATATTGCGAGGATACGCTGTCCTGAAGTCAGACACACCGTCGGTGTAGATGCCGTTGAGGATTGGAATTTGCATGGCGCTTTACTTTTTGCGTGCAGCACGCATGTTGTCGACCAAGTTCGGGTAGGGTCTGCCTGCCTTCTTTGCAGACGCGATTGCGCTAGCCTTTTGCTTCTTGGTCAGTGGTTCAGGCTTGCCCTCGGATTTTGGACGGGCTTTGTCCCAGATAGGTTTCTTTTTCACCACTTCTCCTTGTTGGCCCAGTACGCTGCGCTCATCTTGCCCTTGGCAATGTTGTCAGCGTGACGGGATTTGAAAGACTCCCGACGTGCTTTGTCGGCCTTGGACTCGCCCTCTTTCTTGGGAGAGCCTGTCACCCCCTGCTGGCCGAAGCGGATCGTCTTAATCTTGTCGCCTTCCTTGGCGACGACGACATGCGACTTTGTCGGATGACTAGGGGTGCGCTTGGGCTGGTTGTAGCCCTGCACGCCAACCTTGGCCAGCCGAGCGTCCTTCGGCTTGGTGGCCATTACTGACCGCCTTCGCCCGTCTGGATGTGCAGGGTTGTACCGGCTGCGGATATGTGCGCGAGCGTGTCGTCACCATCGCCTTTTTGCACAATGATCTCGCTTCCAGCACGCACAGGCATGTCAGCGGTCGTTGCGGTCTGGGCACCAGAGCCAATGCGCACGTGGCAGATGTTGGCACCAGTGTTTACCAGTCGCACGGACTTGGCCTGGGAGTCGATCGAGATGGATGCCGATGCAGCAGCAGGTGTTGCCACGACGTTGACACCACGACGTGGCTGGAATGGGGCGCGAATGGTCATGTTTGTTTCTCCTGAAAATTAGCCTACACGGTACCAAGTTGCCGTCACAGCGTCGAATCGCAGACGGAAGAAGGCGTTTGCTGCCATTGAAGTGGGCGCTCCTACCACAGTCGAGCCATTGCCATCAATGGTCAGGCCGGACACGCCATTGCCGTTGTAGTTGACCAGCAGTTCTTGGCGATCTTGGCAGTTGGCATTGGCAGGCATCTTGATAGTTCCAGCTGCGAACGTGGAAGAAGGCGAGACGATCAGCCAGACATTGCTGGACGAGTCCAGCACTTGAACAGTTGACCCGGTTGCGCTTGGCGCTGCGTATTGGGTTATTCGGTTGTCCGGCTGCGTGTTGGCCTGGCTGTTGATCCAGTTGAGCAGGTTCGACAGCGAAACCTTGCGTGCATCGCCGTTGTTTTGCGAGTAGATCGGCAACAGGTCACTGGCCGATACGGTATCGACTGCCGACAATTGGTTGATGGTGGTCATTAGGGTTTCTCCTTAGTCGAAGTCGATTGCACTGTCCTCGCCTGCGAGCAGACGGTCTTTTGGCGGGTCGAGGAATGGGTTATCCACAGCCCACGGCTTGTTGCCTGCGCCTGCTGGCATGGTACCCGGCATTTGCATTTCCATTGGCATGGCGGCACGCGAGAGCAGCACTTCATAGCCTGCCCTGGCTGCGGCCTTCGTGTCTGGAGACACGTTTTTGCCGAATCCAGGCGCAATTCGGATGGCAAGGTTCGTGAAGATGGCCTCGTTCGCAGAGTCCGGCACGTTTGTCTGTGTGTCCAGATCGCTCGACTCAGGGTCTGAAGGCGTCGGATATCCGATGCGGATGCCCTTACCGTTCCAAGTCGCCATCATCGCGTCCATCTTGAACAGGGCGCTGTTCAGCTGCTCCGGGGTCAAATCGTAGACGTAGGAGGCAAGCCCGATTTCCTCGAAGGCTTGCAACACGAATTGGCGCTTAGTCCAGCCCATGATTACGCCTCCAGCGCCTTGGTGATCAGGCCACCGAGCTTGGCGTCGCTGGTGCGACCGTCAAACTTGATGCCCAGTTCTGTGGCTTTGGCTTCCAGTTCCTCGCGGGTTGGAGGAGCGTTGTCATCTGCGACTGCCTCAGCAGGTTTCGCAGGAGCCTTAGTCCTGGCTTTAGCTTCAGTGGTGGTCAGATGCCAGCCTTCTTTCTTGGCCTGGTCAATCTCGTGTTCGTCGACAACGATGTAGTCGAACTTGTCGCCGTGCATTTCGTGCACGCCGGGATGCTTGTAGAGCATGGTCGGGTTCTTCATTTCATTCCCTTCTTGGCAGGTTTCGCGGGAGCCTTGGCTGGCTTGCCAGCCTTTTCAGCGGCCTTGCGTGCGGTGCTCAAAGCAATGGCCACGGCCTGCTTTTGAGGCTTGCCTGCCTTCATCTCGGTCTTGATGTTGCCCGAGATTGTCTTGCTGCTGTAGCCTTTTTTCAGTGGCATGGTTCTCTCCAGTCAATGAAAGAGAGGGAGCCGAAGCCCCCTCTCTCACTCAGCTTAGGTCTGGCTGAACAGGATGATGCCCGACATTTCAGGCTGCTTGTTCACCACACCAAACAAGGTATCGAGACGATACTTGGTCTTCATGGTGTTGATGTCGTAGAACTTCTGCATGACCAGTTCGATGCCCTGATCGGTCGAGGCACGCATGACTGCGGTACCAGCGTCCGATGGAACAGCGTAACGGCCAGGCAAGATTTCCATCGAATCTTTTTGCCAGAATGGGTTGACGTTGGCAGCCACCGTGTTCAGGAAAGTGATGGCTGCGCCGTTTGCAGGCGTTGCGGTCACGTTCTTGTACTCGAGTTCTGCATCGGTCGAACCGCCAGCCGAGATGATCGGAGGGCTGATCGTCACAACACCAGAGCCACCGGAGCCGGACACGATCGCAGTGATGCGGAAGGTCTTGAGCTGGCCAGTGTCCTGCTTGGTGATGTGGTGCACAGCGTTGACGCCAGCCAAGGTGAAGCAGTCGCCAACCTTCACAGTGCCAGAGGACACAGCGATGGTCAGGTTCTGGTAGCGGTTGTCCACGTTCTGGGTCTCGCCGGTACCAGCGGTCGAAGTTGCCTTCGGCGTGTAGTACTGGTTCGCACCGTTGACGGTCACCGTCACACCGGCAGCAGCGGTCAAGCGGGTTGCGTAGTCGAGCTTGTAGGTCTCGAACGAAGCCACCATGCCGATGTAAGCCTTCTCATAGGCGGTCAGCGGCTTGCCGTTCAAGGTCTGACGACCAGCCAGGTTGCTTGCCATGCCGTTGTAGTCGCGGGTCGACAGAGCCATGTAGCGATCGAAGGACTGCACGCCCTGCTCGTTCATGATTGCTTCGGCCTGAGCCACATCGTCAAAGCCGGAGGCAGCAGCGGTGCGCTTGACGACGAGGGTACCCTGCTGGGATGCCACGTTCATCACGGCCACGTTGATGTCGCTGGCCAGCTTCTGCTTGGCAGCATCGCCCAGACGACCTTCTTGCAGGGCATCACGCAGTTCTTTGGCGGTCAACGTCCAAGGCACAGACTTGCTGAAGCCGATGGTCGATGGGACTGCCAACTGGGTGAAGTCCTTGAAGTTGGAGGTCATGTCAGTGCCATCAAAGGACTGAGCGATGTAGGGCTGCGGACGCCAGATGATGTCGTTGGTGCGCTCCATCATCGTGGAGTCGGTGTTGTAGACCGACACGTTGCGCGAGAGCACGAGGGCGTCTTGGAAACCCTCGAGGATGTCTTCGAACGCTACGCGTTCTTCTTTGGAAAAGGCATTTGCCATGATTTTGAGTCCTTAAAAAAAGTTCATGAGGACTGGCGCTTGTTCCGTTTGTACTGCATGACCTTTGTGAAGTCACCAGTCTTCTCGGCGTCGGCACGCAGCCGTTCCAGGGTTGAGTCCACCGAACCAGATACCCGTCCGTTACCTTGGATCGTTTTCTCTGGCGGCGGGGCTGCCTTACGGTTCGTCACTTTCAATTGCGTCTCCAGTTTCGCTACCGCGAAGGCAAACTTCACGGGGTCAGTAATGCTTGCGAGTTCCTTCGCCTTTGCCGAGTTCTTGCCAAGTGCGTAAATCACAAGCGCGGGATTCTCCGAGCCTTGAAGCACGATGCCTTGCTGGGTGACGGAGAGAGCCTCCTGCACCGTTGCCTCTGCATCCTCAAAGTCTTTGACCTTCAACTCGGCTTTCGCCTTGCCGTAGTTTTCCAACTTTGACTGCCACGACTTCTGCTGGTTATCAGCTTCTGCCTTGGCCTTTGCTTCTGCCTCTTCCGCTTGGCGCTTTTGGGCAAACCAATTGGTCAGGGCTGTCTCGTAAGCGTCAGAGTCGTAGTCATGATCTTCGAGGGTTGGCTTCTTTCCCAGCACGACCGGCTTGGTCTCAGTCTGGCTGGTTGACTTCAGCTTTTCCTCTAGTTCACGCTTTTCTCTCTGCAACTCCCGGTAGTTCTTACGCAACTCGCGTACCCACTTGGGCGCTGGTTCCTCTTCATTGGTGGGCGGCGCTTCCTCACCGATGGAGACTACAACCTCGTCCTCGCCATCATCTTCGCCATCGTCCGAATCGCTCTGGTTGCTTTGATCTTCCGAGTTGTCCTCGTTGATCTCGGCATTGCCCAGATTGTCCTCGTCCTCAAGCACGACGTTGTCTTGGTCCTGGTTTTGATCTCCTGTTTCTGCCTTACGTTTCATTGGTTGACCCCATCAAACTCACCCATTGAAGCGGCTGGGTGGATACCGCATACCTCTATTCTGCCACCGGAGCGACCGGTTGGGCAGTTTGTTGCATCTGAGACATCTGCTGCGCGGCCAATTCTGCGCTACCGATGGTCTGGATTGCTCGTATTGCTTGGTCTTGCTCGGCCCCAGACACGTCGGCCATGGTCTTGACAGTCTGGGCGCGTTTGAGTTCTGCCGAGGCGACGGTCTCGATCGTGTCTGCCCGTGCCTTGGCTGCCTTGGCCACAGCCTCCTCAGCGGCTGCCTGCAAGAAGATCGAGTTCGGGTCTTCTGGCTGGTTGGCCTTGGCCTGCATCATCTCTTCCATCTCGGCTTTGGTCGGCTGCACCACGCCAAGCATGATTAGCTTGCGGCGGAAGAAGTCGCGAACGTCGCTGATGCCCTCGCCTTCCATGTTCATCATGGCCATGGCACCGAGCACCTGCATGG